TTGCGAAAACGCTTATAGAGAAAACCGGCAATAATCTTTTTAGTTGACTATGCAAACCAACCCCACAATAACCCACACCAGCCCCACAGGACGCATCTACAGGGTTGTAATGGTTGAGCAGATGTTAGACCCGCCCAGCAAGTGGATAGCGAGCAGAAAGGCGTTTTGTAGCCACTGGTGCGTACTAATCCAGTACAGTGAGGGGGATAAAGCAAATTTGTTCTATGATTATGATGATAAGTTGATAAAAGTTGTACCTTTGTAGCCTACAACAATTAATAGCTTCCGACGGCGATTTAATTTAAAAATTCCAAGAGGGTGTTTGTTAACCCTTTTTTTATACCTTTGTTTTTATGAATGATGAAAATATAAATCTTGGCGGTAGACCTAAAGATGGCTTAGAAACTTTGCCTGATGAGTGGTATGCAAGTATCATAGATTTATATTTAGCAGGTGCATCTGACGTTGAAGTTAAAGCATGGATATATCATAATAAAGGCAGTTTTTCAAATGACCTTTGGGATAGATGGATGAAAGAAGAGCCTCAGTTTTCGGAAACCATAAAAATGGGTAAGATACTTTCAGAAGCATGGTGGCACAAATCAGGTCGCATAAATCTTAAGGATAAAGAGTTTAATTATACTGGCTGGTATATGCAAATGAAAAACCGTTTTGGATGGAGAGATAGTGCCGATATTACAACAAATGGTAAAGATTTGCCTAATCAATCGGTTATCAACCTTTCAAAATTGTCCGATGCAGCATTAGCCGAATTAGAAGCGTCTGCCGATGGCTCAGATTAAACTACCCACATTATCAGAAATAAAAGCGGAAAGATGCAAGCGTAGTTTATTTTATTTCCTCAAAGAGTTTTGGAGTACGATAAACACAACTGAGTATGAGCATAACTGGCATATTGAATTTTTATGCGATAAGATACAACTTGTTTTAGATAAGTACGTTTTAGAACGGCCTCCGCATATTGCTGCCGATAAGTGGTATACAGGCATTACCGAGCATATATCCAAAAACTTAGTTTATACTATACCCCCAGGAACTTCAAAGACCACTATACTATCAAGGATGGCACCGGCATGGCTTTGGAGCATTGATGCAAGTAAGACATGGATAAGCAATACTATTGACAGTAAGAATGCCACTGAATTCAGTATGCGAACTCAGGATATTATAAATTCAGATAAATATAAATTATACTTCCCTAAAACCCGTATAAGAGCCGATGTGAGCGCAAAAGTATTCTATGGCAGTACAGCAGGGGGTATGCGCTACTCATTAACCACACGGGGTAGTAATACAGGTAAGCACGCTGATGTTTTGAGCGATGATGACCCTATGGACTACCAAACGGCGCAAAGCCCGTCAGAAGCCCTACAATGCATTAACGGTTTTACATCATTACAGACACGTAAGAAAAATAAAAGCAAAACAGTTTACATATTGGGAATGCAAAAGCTGAGTAGCTTTGACACTGTTAGCCATGCATTGAAAACCTTAAGCGATGTAGAATATGTTTGTTTACCGGCTGAGGATATACACAACAACATAGCTCCAGCCGCATTGCGTAACTTTTACGTTGATGGACTGCTCGACCCGAATAGGTTAAGCCGTAAAATACTGGAGGACGTAAAAAAGGGTTTGACTGATGAGAATAAGCCAATAAGCGAAATAGCCTATAATATACAGTTTAACCAGGTTAGCCAAACAGTAGACGGGTTATTATATCCGGTGTTGAATGTGGTCGATAGTTTGCCTGAAAGTAGGGCAGAAGCGATTAGGTTAAGCTTTACCGATGTAGCCGATACCGGGAGCGATTACTTCAGTACATGGTTTGCTGAGATTAATCAGGGGAAAATATACGTGTTCGATGCTATTTATACTCAGGAGGGTAGCGCCGTTACCAATCTACTTTATCAATCAAAAGTACAAATTCACGGTAGCTATACAAACATGATGGAGGCCAACAATCAGGGTAGCGTATATATTACCATGCTCCATGCTATGGGTGTTAGTGTAAAGGGTTATACCAACACAGGCAATAAGGAGCACCGTATTACATCCTTCGCCCAGTTTGCTAATAACTTTTATTTCGTTAACCCTGATATGCATACTAACCCGCAGTACCGGTCAGCATTTAAACACATACAGTCCTACCCTAAGACTGGTAAGGCGGCAGACGGACACGACGATGCGGAGGATAGTTTCACCGAATTAATCCGCTACATTTATACAAATTACAGATATTTATTGTTATCTTAGCGCCACGGACAGCGACCCGTAGTAACAACTTAACATCACCCCTTATCTTACTGTCGCTGGTATTTTAGGGGGTTTGTTTATTTTATATGGGAATATTCAATTTTTGGAAAGACGAGCCGATACGGGATGAGGCCACTAAAGAAATGACCAAGTATTATACAGGTAATTCTTACCCTGTATTCGAGTTAAACCCTACAGTTAAAGAAGTATCGGAAATAAACAGACTTGTAAGGTCAGCAAATCATTTAAATAACGATGGATACGTAAAATCCGCTATATCCACTTACGAAATAGCTTCTGCCAGGCTTAACGAATACATAACCGAATTAAAGGGTAGTTTAAATGAAACCCCTTAACTACTCCCAGTATCGAATACAGCAGGCTTTGTGGTTGCAGTCGAGTGATTCAGTACGCACTAACAATAGTGTAGGTAGCGAGCAGTATTATTTGCAGTGCTATATTCGGTATCTCAGGATATGTGGTTTTGAATTACCTGTGTTGAGTAGTGTGGCGGCGGCATTGGGTTGGCAAAACAATGAACGTGCATTGTTTAAGGATAAAGAAAAAAACAAACGGTTTAAAACATGGATAGCCAATAATACAATTAGCATAGTTGACCGGTTGGTTAAAAAACATTTAGGGATATGAACTTAGAAATATATAATATTGATGGGGCACAGGTATGCGTAGGTGGCATTGGTGAACTTTTCTTTAAGCAAGGAATACCAATCGGCATTACCGTTTCAGAGTTAAGCAAGAAAGGTATTGTTACCAGTATTTATAATTTAGCAGATGAGTTGCTAAAACACGGTTGGAGTGCTAAAACAACATGCGCTAAAATAGTTTCAGAGTTAAACGATTCGGGTATAATACTTAATAATACAGACAATTTAATGGATTTCTGTTTATCAACTTATGAACAGCAAAGAGAAACTATAAAATCAAGTTTGTTCAAGACTTATGAAATAGCTAACGATTTTAGAAATCAGTTACTTAAAAAATACATGAATAATATGCGTGATGAAGTCCTTAACGGTAAGCCTGGCGATAATCCAAGCCACCACAAGGTATTTAATAACGAGTCAATTATTAATAAGCTAAATTATGAAAAGAACAATTGAGGGACTAAATGATATAATAAGCAAAAAAGTATCTGATTTTAGAGAACGAAACCCTGATGCTAAAATGATAACTGCTTATTTTATAGGGGATGAAATAACAATTGAAGATTGTAAAGAATGAAAACTAAACTACTCCGTAAGATACGCGCTAAGGTGGCAACTCAACACGACGTGCTTAAATTAAGCGCTGACTTATGGAATGAGTATTTGCTTATACCTGATTTGGAAAAGCATCCTGACGATACTAACGATATTCGTTTTCATATTCATGCTATACAAAACATTATGTATACGCAACTTTATAAAAAAAATGAAAAGTAATTAAATTTTCATTACATTTGCCTTAACATACAAAATTAAAATCTGTGAAGCTACAGGTTACCTTTATAAAATCAATGCCCGCACTTGTTAATTCAGGTACGGGCTTTATTTGTTTATACGTATGAGCTGGTACAACCCGTTTACATGGCCGTCATTTAACGGAAGCCACGACAACAGCATACCTACAGGTGTAGAGTTGGTGAATGGCACGGTCGTTAACAGCAGCTACGATGTGTTTGAAATAGGGTATAACAGGAACCAGTGTTACAAGGAAAATGAGAAGTATGTAAGGTTGCAGGAAAAGCACTTTGTACTGAACAACGTTATTGATAAGATAGCAAAGGCGCTAAGCAATGCTAACTTTACCGATAGCAGCCGAAAAGTACCAACGCCCTTACTGGAGAAAGTTAATAACCCAAACCAGTTTCAAAGCAAAGAGGAGTTCTTAAAAGAGTTTGCAATATTCATACTTAGCACCGGCTGGACTATAATATGGAAAAAATATAAGTCGGTAGGTTTTATTGACACTATGGAGTTGATAAATATTAACCCTGACTGTGCCGAGGTAAAAGGCGAAAAAGTTTATTTCGAGTATCAGGGCGCTAACTACTCCCTGCCCATACAAGAGGTTATTTTGTTCTATGACATAAAGAGGCGACAAGATGGTAAAAAAGGTGTAAGCCGCATACGACCTTTACGTTCTCAACTGGAAAATATAAGCGATGCGCAAAGGGCTAAGAGCATACAGCTGCACAACTCAGCTAAGACTATTATAAGCCCTAAAACACCTACAGGTAACAACATGGATGAGGGGTTAAACACTCCGATTACAACTATGCCACAGTTGCCAGGTCAACCACCTATGCGTACCCAAAAAGACGATATGTCAGACAAGCTTAACCATAGCGGCATGGAGAACGTTATCTTCGTGGCAACTAAAGGCGTTGATGCTACTAACCTTAGCTCTCAACTGGCAAACGTTAAGTATGCCGATATAGTTGAAACAGACCTGTTAGCAATTTACGATGCTTTTAGCTTTCCGATTGAGTTAAGCCCATACGGTAAAGAAACGACGTACAGCAATAAAATAGTAGCCGAGGCAAGCTTATATGACAACGAGGTTATACCCCTTGCAAACAGCCTTATCAAGTCTTTAAACGCCGAATTTAACGGCAAAGTATCGGTAGATTATAACCACGTTGCGGCTGTTCAGGCTCAGCAGTCCGAAAAGAATAAGACTAACCAAACGATTGTTGATACATACGGCACTATACTAGAGACAACAGCGATAAGCGTAGAGGAATACCGCCAAATATTAATTGATAAAGGCATATTGAAGTTATGAAAACAGCCGAAACAATAAAACAGCTTACCGAGCTAAAAGATAAGGCTACCGACCCTAATGTGAAAAAGGAAGTTGAGGCTAAATTGGAGTTCCTGAAAAAAAATAAAACAGTGGAGAAAAATGATAACCTGTAAAGAATTACCCGGGCAAACATTTGAAACAAGAGACGAAATGTTTAAGGCTATTGTTGATAACATGCCATTAATACTATCTGTTACAAAGAACGCTTTTAAGGCTGCTGATAGCTTTACTTATTCTTACGTTGAGGAATTTAAATCTGAAACTGAAATAGTAAAAGCTAATAAGCCCGTAACGAATAACGACCTTACTGAATTAAAAGTTAGGGTGGTTATAAATACTACTAACCTACTTGACAGCCACGGAGACGTTCATATAAAAGGTATTTGGAACAGGTCACTAAGCCACAGCGATAGTAAGCTATTGCTTCAGGAACACAAGAAAGCTTTTGATGCGGTTATTGCCAGTGATTCATTAGCCTATGTTAAAACCATATCATGGAAAACATTAGGTGCTAATTACGAAGGTAGTACGCAAGCCCTTGTTTTTGACAGTGTTATTAAGCAATCCCGTAACCCTTTTATGTTCCAGCAATATAAAGATGGGTATGTGAAAAACCACTCTGTAGGGATGCAATATGTAGACATGGTGTACTGTATTAATTCAGAGGAATCATGGGCTAAAGAGTATAAAGACAATTGGGAGAAATATTACCCAATGGTAGCCAATAAAGAAGATGCCGACGCAAGAGGCATCTTTATGGCGGTATTAGAAGCAAAAGTAGTAGAGGGTAGTGCGGTTCTATTCGGTAGCAATAGCATAACCCCTACATTAGAAAATAATATGAAGTCCGCGAATGATGCACCTTCAGAAACAGACCCGCCGCAAGGCACTCACGAAACAAAAAAAAGTTATTATTCAGGATTTTTAAACTAAAAAGTAAAACATGAAAACATTTAAAGATTTCTTGCTTACGAAGGGTATATCTCAGGATGCCTTTGCTAAGTTAG